TCTAAAGCCCAAATAAAGACTATTCTTAGCTTTAGCTGCCTTAGTAATGGTGGTAAGTATGGTTTTTTCGGTTATTTTAGCCTCAAATCCCCTTGATTGGATCTTATTTTGGCTTATAGTGTCGTTGATGACAAAGGTATTAGAATCTACGTTAATGGTGTCTGAATACGCATAAGTACGCATATAATCAGTCATAATACGAACAGTATCATGTACGGTATATTGTACAGAATCATGTACAGTATCAGTAGCTATTATAACATAAGGAATATCTTTACCTTGCTTCCATTTAGTAGTAACTTTTGTTTGATACACAGTATCGGTCTTTACAGACTCAATAACAGCATTAGAGCTATGGCATGACTCATATAGCCACACCATAGCAAAAAAAGCAAGGATAATGATTAAATAGTCCTTAATATGCTTCATTATTCAGCATCTTCTGTAGATTCTTCAATAGCTTCTTCAGCAATTAATTCTGGAGTTGGCTCTGGAATAACTGGAGAAACATAATCGCCAATAATTGTTAATTTAAGTTCAGCAGCTACCCAATCCCAAGCATAAGAATCCACTTCCCATTGTGCATACGCTTCGCCTGTCATATTAAGGTTTCCTTCACGAACTTGAATACCTAGATTACCATAACCATCTTCGGTCATTAAAGAATAATAGAAAGTAGCATTTGTTCCTAAAGTTACATTTACGGCATAAGCATTTAATATCTTAGCCTCTAAGTTTTGTCCGTTGTCCCAAATTGATACGGGTTGAATTGTTTTCATTTTATTTTATTTTATTTTATTTTATATATAACTATATGTTCCATCTATTGATAAACTTTGTGCTAATCTTAAAGTAGTTCCACTTCCTACTCCATCTAATTTATCTATTGTAATATCAACTAAAAAATTAGGAGATAGCGGAAACCAACCTGGTCTAATACTTTCACTATCTCTATTAGTATAAATATTCTGTCCAAAAGAAGTAATAGATAGATTTAAAAAAGAAAGCGAAATTGTAAATTGGCTTGGGTATCTATAATATACTACATTATTACCTACTATCCCTGAATTTACACCTGCACTATTAAAAACTCCCCTAATAAAAACATTATAAGAATTTCTATTAATTAAAGTACCCGAGCAACTAGCACTTCCGCTACTTACAGGATAAAGACCACTTATAGGTGTAAATATTATACCTGTCGTATATGAAGTTAAATCTTGTTTAACTACTAATTGATTAGAGCTTTTATTGATAGCAAATGCATTTATGTAAACATGAAAATCTGCATCAGCTTTAGTAATACACTCATTACTTGCAGGAATAGTATTTCTTAACAAAAATACTCCCGTATTAACTGCATTTTGTAAGTTATTAAAAGTTACTGCTTGATTATTTGCTAAACTTGCCCAACTCATTTAATTAATGATTTAATAAGTTCTTTTAATTCTGCAACCTCTGCTTCTAAGTGAGCAATCTTTGCAGTATGTACTTGACTATAGGACAAAGTTAAGAAACCATCGCTACCCTCACTAACTGCACTTGGTAATATTTCTTGCAAGTCTTGTGCAAAGTATCCTAATTCTTTCCTACTATTTTTAACATACATTCTTGCAGCAACATTCTCTATGCCTTTTGGTTGTTCGTAGTCTTTAACAAGAATCTTTAATCTGCTATCCGAAGTATCAAAGAATCCACCTAATGCCGTAACAGAACCTTCTACGTATGTATTACCTCCAATATAAAACCTAGTACCTTGATTTCCTACAAAAATATCATTTGCACCAGTTGAACCTCTAAAAATACTTAAGAATCCAAAAGCAAAAGAAGCACTACCATTAATTTGTAGTTTATAACCATTATCTGTTGCAGTATTTATTAATATATTACCACTATTTTCAATTCTTAAATTATCGCTACCACTTGTTTGTAATACTATTGGTTGATAACTTCCTGTTGACCTATAAGAAGTTCCAATTCTAAAAAAACTACCTGTAAATCCAAAAAACGCAACGTTATCTGAGCCATTAGCTTGTATTTGTAATCCGCCGCCTGTTGCTCCGTCTGCTACTTGTCTTAATAATAAAGTAGTATTTGTAAAACCTCCTAAATTTGGATTAGTAGTAGTATTCATACTAACGTAACTACCTGTATCAAAAATTAAACTATTCCCTAATGTACTTGCACCCGTCCATTTTGATACATAGTTAGTAGTTCCGCTTCCTGTTACTCCACTTCCGCCACCGCCTCCGATAGTAGTTCCGTTAATTTGAAATACTCCGTTAATGTTTACGTTTCCGTTAACTTGTAATGCTCCTCCACCACTTACTCCTGTTGTAGTCCCAATATAAATACTATTAGCTATATTTTTAAATAACATTCTAGTAGTCATTGTACCGCCTACATTTTGCCTAATATGTATATCCCCCCAAGGTTGCCCTGCAGTTTGAACATAAGTATTTTCTATCCACGCAGTAGCTACATTTGGATTATATAATAAATTTAAACTTGAAGTATCGTCGTTGAGATAAGTAATTTTAATTCCTTGATCTCCTGCGGAAGTATTACCTATTCTTAAAAATGGGTCTGCTCCGTATATATGTAGTAAACTTGTAGGATTATCAGTTCCAAGTCCTAATCTACCAACGGCAGTAAGACGCATCCTTTCGGTAGTGCTATTATTGGTAAAAAAGGTAATACTCGGTCTATAAGAACCGATAGCCATTTCTAAATTTGCAGGTCCACTTGTCCAATCCGACCTACTACCTATAAAAGCTACATCATTAAGTCCAGAGAAATTTCTAACAACTAAAGAATTAGAAGAAAGCTGCCCATTTACTATTACAGTATTTGAAAATGTAGAAACACCTAAAGCGGATATTGTTAATCTATTTGTAAAAGAACCACCTCCTGCAGTTCCTGTACCTAAATTAATTACACTCCCTACAATATCTAATTGTCTATAACCTAAAGAACCATAGTTACCTATTTCTACTACTCCGTCTGCCGCATATACTGCTCTAAAAATTGCACCTGTACCCGTATTAGCAGTTAAAGCCCCTTGAACACTTAAATTACCGTCGAATCTACCCGTACCATTAACATATAATTTAGTTCCTGCGTCCGAATTACTACCAATTAAGATATTACCATTATTTAAAAATCTAACTCTAGGAGTAAAAGTAATTGCATCCCCTATGGCACCTGTTGGAGCAGTTAAAAAATTAAAACCTCCATTTTCAAATCTAACCATAGAAGCTAAGTCATTTACCACATAGGTATAACTTCCCGAAGTAGCAGAATTATATCCTATATTATAACCAACGCTTCCGTAATCGCCACCGCTTCCTCCTGCCCATATATAACCGCCTGCTCTTAAATAAGTACCGCTACCGATTGTTTGAAAAAAGGAAGTTGTAGTTACACTTCTAAAAAAATTAGTAACACCTTCACTATTAATTGTTGCCCTTAAATTACCTGCAGTATAAAAATCTATTTGTTGCCATTGTGAAGCTGAAATACCGCCTATCTGCATTATGCTTGCAGTATAATTTATTGTATTCCAATTCCCCATAGTATAATTAAGACCATTTACACTACTTGTAAAATTAGCACTAGTACCATTTAAAGCAACATCTAAAGTTGCTCCTGTATTATTTAAAATAAAACTTTTTATAGCAGTAGTTCCACTACCTGCAAAAATTCTAAAAGGATGATAAGTATTGTCGCTTGCTCTATATGCTTGTATATAACCTCCATTTACATCAGTGCTAATATTTGCAAAGAAAGTTTGTCCACTTGTAAAAAATCCTATTTGGGCAGTTAAATTATTAGCACCTAAATTTACTGCTCCTGTAGCACCTGTATAAGGAACGTAACCACTTAATGCAGAACCATAATTAGGAATATTAAAAACTCCTGTTGTTGAATTATAAGTAGCTGCACCGCTTGACCCTGTTGTGGTTAAGCTAATTGCTGCTCTTGCTAATGCATCCGTATATTGTGTTATTGTAGAACTAATAGCACCTGTTGTGTTATTATAACTAATCCCTGCTCCTGCACTTAAACTTGCTAAAGTAATAAAGTTAGAACCATTAGTAATTTGATTGTTATTAGTTGGAATCGTAATAACACCTGTGGTACTATTATAACCTCCACTACCTGCAGTAAATGACAATGCAGCACGAGCCAACGCATCGGTATATTGAGTAATTGTTGATGAAATAACACCTGTTGAATTGTTGTAGCTTATTCCTGTACCTGCACTTAAACTTGCTAAGGTTATAAAAGATGCACCATTAGTAAGTTGGTTTGTGTTTGTAGGTATTGTTATTACCCCTGTAGTGCTATTATAAGCCCCACTACCAGCAGCAAAACTTAAAGCCGCCCTTGACCTTGCATCTGTATAATAAAGTCTAGTGCCTTCTGCAATGTTAGTTGTAGTACCTGCAGTTTTAGTCCATAAGTCAGTAGCTGATACATATTGTAAAATATCGCCGTTTGTAGGACTTTGAGCAGACACATCATGTAACTCATCTAATTCATATCCGTTCTGTATTCTAACTTCAACTACACCTTGAGTTGGATGACTTCTAACCACTATGCCGACATACACTAAGTGAATAGGGGCATAAGGCTTAGTAGAAGTCCATTCTCCTGCCGTTGTACCGCTTAAATATAACTGAGTGCCTACTGAATAGGCTTGTGTATCTAAGTCGTTTAATGAGCCTAAAACAACAACAAAACCATTATTCATGTTAGTAATGTCAGATTGTACTACTCCATAAGTTTGAGCTGATGTAGCATCTCCAGTAGCAATAGCCTTTGTAACGGTAGGCAAGTTTCCTTGACCACCATTGATATAAACTACACTACCCTTTGCTAAAGTTGCACCTGTTGAATTATATACTTCTGTAATTAACCTTTTAGCTTGATCAATAGTTGTAGGGAAAGTAGCTAAAGTACCATCACCTTTGATATATTGTGCACCTGTGCCAGCAAAGCCTATATTGATTGTACCGTTTGTTGTAATTGGAGAACCTGTGATTGACAAGGCATCGCCACTTTCGGTAACAGCTACGGAAGTAACTGTACCTGTAGCACCACTTGCCCTTTCCCATGTTGTGCCGCTATATAAAACTTGATCCCCTACCGCAAAGGTAATAGGACCCGCACCAAAATTAACCGTGCCTGCCACATTACACAAATAAACATCTCCTGCGTTACCAGTTCCGTTAGCCAATGTAGGCGTATTAGTTGCAGCATTCCAAGTACCCTTATACTCCATTACAGAGTTAGGTAACTGAGATACTAATATTTTACCGCTACCATCTAATTGAGGAATACCACTTGGTACGTTTATACCTAAAGCATTAACAACACCACTTGTTCCAGTTAAAACACCTTCTAAATTTCTTACTTTAGCTCCGCCTGTTATTTGTATTTGTTGACTCATCTATATATATCTTAATTATTTGAATAATGCACGAACAAACTCATCAGCCTCTAATGCCCTTGTCGATGCAAAGGTAAGCGTTCCTGTAGATGAATTAAATCTTACATTCTCGCCCGTAGGAGTACCTGTAGCTGCAATACCTCTTACTTCAATACCTCCTCTTGTAACTGTAACACAACTCAATCCAATAGCACCAACCCAAGTGATAGATGTTTCTCCTCCAGAAGCTGTGTAGTCAAACATAACTACGTTAGAACCTACCACAACAACTCCACCTGGATCAACTTGAGTTCCTGTTATTGTGTATGGTCCTGTGCCCTGTAGTGAAACACTATAAGATGATGAATCCTCTACACCTCCAGTTATATTAAGTGAAGCAAGGTTTGCAGCACCGTTAAATACTGTATATCCTAAAGTATCGCTATTATCACCATTGTCATTATCTATTTGAAACTTAATTAAAATCTGTGCTCTTGAAAGCTGCAGATTAGCTAAGAATAAATATGAATAATCTCTCAATGCTATAAATCCATCACAATCTACTTTCCAGGTAGCCATATCTGGCTTAAATACCTTAAAGTAACCACAAGATTGAGAAGATACTTCTAGCTGATCTACAGAAACCTCAAAAGAGCAGTTCGTGGCTGCTCCAAATGGTATTCCCTCTTCTGTTACAGGGTCATAATAATATAATACTATGTTACTTCCGTTTACTACTGATGCCATTATTAAAAATATCTTTTAGGTTTAACTACTTGAATATCTCCTATGTATTCTACGCTTTCTACAGATGCATTATTTGCGTTTGTAACCTCTATTAACTGGATACCACCAACCTGTACATTTGCAGCGTCTAAATCCATTCTATTCATTAAAAATTTCTTTCCATTATAAGTCATTGCTCCTGTTGGAGAGTCTTCTACTAAATATACTTTATCTAAGTAGACAAGTCCTGCAGTAGATTGATATGCTCCTAAATTTCCTTCTAAAGTTGCTATATTCTTATTTAACAAGTTAGAATATTGCCTCATTATTAAAAATGGCAATGATTCGTAGGTTAATGAAGGGTAGCTATAACTATACCAATTAATAAGTGGATTTCTATTTGCGTCAACTAATAATCCTAAGTTATTAACGAGATTGTTTATTGTATTAGATTTATTATAAACAATGCCATAAGGTATGTCAATTGACTTTGCTACTGAATTTGTTTCTTCTATCTCCCTTGTAATGACTACCTCTTGTATAGCAGGGGCATTTTGAGTCATTTTAATATTTCTAAGAAATCCACCAGGAGCTCCATCTACTGCCCAAAATTCAACATTTACATAACCTTCGTATGTGATAGAGCCACCTACTGATAATCCAAGTGGTATATCTACAGATATAGTTTCATAACCTAAATTAGTTCCTCCACCTACATCTCTAAATGCTGCAGATGTTACCCATTCGCTGCTGCTGTTTAAATAATAAGTAGTTGAACCTACCAAAACCATAACATATAATCTAAATCTACCTCTTAATTCAAAAGATAATGTTGCTCCAGGACCATACATCTTAGGAGTAAAATCATAAATACCAGTAGGACCAGGAAACTTATTACTTATTCTAGCTTCTCTACCAGGACCTGCTGCCATTTGGCATAAATTTAACTGTGCGTCATCACTATTTACAAAAAGAACAGTTCCTAATGGAGAACCTAATCTAGTAACGTGCCATCCTGCAGCAGAAAGTGTAGAACTTGTATTTTTAAATGATCCATTGTAAATATAATTACTTGCTGATGCAATATCAATTTCAGCTCGTATTGTTGGATAACCCTTTTTAACAATCTTAACTTGATCTCCACCTATAAAATGAACATTACCCTGTGCGTATGGTTGTATAGTAATATTATTGTTAAATGTACCAGTTCCTGATATTGTTGGCACATCTTCAACTACGTATCTTGTATAGTATAATGTTGTAGCCATTTGGTTCATAGGCAATATATACCAATCACCATTTGCTTGAAATAGTCTACAGCCAAAAGATTTCATTATATTTTCTAAAACTGTATAGTAATCTAATCCTACAAAATCTCTTTTAAATTGGTAGGTTTGGCTGAATGGTTCATCTCCAGCAGCATCACCTCTATCAAACATACCTTCTGCATAATAAGAACAAAGAGAGTAAAAGAACGACATCCCATTATAAGGTAATTTGTTTAAGCAAGTACCTATTATGTTTAATAATTTGACATTGTTATTTGTATTTTCAAATCCGTCAAAGAATGTATATCTTAATAATGATAAACCATCAATGGCATTTAATGATACTTGTTGTATGCCTCCTGTAAATCCTACTTGAGCATAGTTATTAAATAAAAAACCTTTCCATTTAACTGCCGAGTTTATAACCAATTCAACGTAATATTTTGTATCATCAAAATCTAATAGAGTCAAAAAATTAGCATAATCTGCTTCTGTTGATATTGTAAACTGTATATCAAGTTCTGATGATACAATTGAAGCAATAGGGTCTTCTTCTGATGAATTAGGTTGCAATACTACTGATACTGCTTGATAGCTTGTTATAGAACCTGTATAGTCTTTTTCATAAATATCTACTACCAAGTCTACGCAATCATGCGTCTTTTGAGTTATCGTATATTTTTTACCGTAAGCCATTATGCTAAACTAATGTTTTGTCCTTTAAGATTTGATGCCTTTTGTGCTCTATTTGTAGCTAATAATAAATCTTGTCCTCTAAGTACAAATGTACCACCTCCTCCTCCACCAATCATTGACTTTAATTTGTCTAATGGAGCAATAACTTCTGGATTGCTTTTAGCACCTGGATATTCACCAACAAGACCCATTGTAGGTCCTGAAACAATACCTCCATTAGCGAAAGCAGGTGCATTATTTTGCTTTAGTTTATTTTTTAAAGCAGTACCTGCAGCAACAGCTAAAACTCCACCAGCTATAGCTACAATTGGATTTAATGATGATAAGGCTGCTATTGCGGCTTTTTGTGTAACACCGTATGTTATTAATGCTTTACCTAAAGAAATAACCGCATCAGCTAATATATTACCTATAGCAGACATATCAAATTTTTCTCCAGATACAAGATCACCAATTGCTTCACCAAAACTGGTAAGCATATCAATTTGTAACTGATTAAAAGCTGATTGTATAGCTTGATTTAATTGTTCCAATGGATCAACTAATCCTGCCATTCCAGCTTCTAAATTTTCTATCTTTTTATTATACTCATCTGTAGATATACCAGCAGCATCTAAGGCTGCCTTTTTTTCTTTTAACTTATCAATAGCCATTTGATAAGCATCTTTCTGTGCATTGTAATTACCTCTTGTAGCTCTTAAGGTTTGGTCTAGTTCTGTTTGAACATTTTTTATGTTCTCATTATTCATATCGGAATTAATCTTCTTAATTCCATCAGCAATACTTTCTCTATTTTTTACTATAATTTTAGCAATATTTTCTTCATCATCTTGTTCCTTTTTAAGCAAGGATGCTTTAAGGTTATAAGTTTGCTTATATAAATCTGCTATAGTATTTTGATAAAATGATTCTTCGATAATTCCTTGATTATACCAAGAAATCAAATCAGACATTCCTTTGCTTAGTAATTGTACTTTTTTTACATCATTACCTTCTGCGTATGATAATTGATTATCTAAATTTTCTTTAAATAGTCTTTGTTCTTCTTCTAATGCATTTTGGAAATCCTTTGAATAAGTATCTTTAGGTTTAGGTTCATCTTTTTTACCCCCTCCTGCAACTGGCAATAAACCTGCTACAGCAGCTTTTTGTAAATCAAGTATCTTAGTTTTTATCTTTTCAACACCTGTTGCTACATCTAAAACCTTTTGCTCTTGCTTTAACCATTGTACTTCAGCTTCATTATTATAAGATTTAGAAGCTAAACCAGTAACATCAATTTCTCTACTTAATGCAGCATATCCTAATACTCCTTTTTTTGAAGCCGTTTCTGCCGTCTTTGCCGTAATTTTAGCTTGACCAGCTAATTCTTTTTCTTTATCTAATAACTTAGCTTGTTGAACATAATCATCTTTGTATGCAGCTATTAAAGCTTGATTAAGCATTGCCTCAGTAACCTTTTTAATAGCTTCTTCTGACTTGCCTGTCTTTATTGTATTCTCATCTAGCTTAATACCATATTCACCTAAAACTTTATTAACTTCACTAATTGCATTTTTTCTTTGAACATCTGTTGAATTTGCATCTCTAGCAATTTTAACATAGTTAGTTAAAAGTACATCAGTAGAATAAAATTCATTTTTTGAATTAGCTAATGCTTTATTTAATTCATCTTGAGAGTTCTTTAAATCATCTGTAGCCTTTTTGGTTTTAAATAACCCCATGTCCCATGCAGTAATAACAGCTATTAATGCAGAAATACCTAAATAAATAGGTCCAGTCATTTTAGCAAAGCCACCAGCAAGAGCAGGTAAGTTATTTTGAATACCCCTAAATCCAAATGGTAAATCCTGAAGAACTAATGCTAGATTAGTCCATTGCATATTGGTTTTTCGTAATGAACCAGTAGTTTGATCTAATCCTGCAGAAGTAGGCATTGATGCAGTCATCTTTTTAAAACTAGCACTTGCTGGGTCAATACCATTTGCAACTAATGATTGAAAATCTTTCTGAAGCTTTATAGCAGCAGCTCCTGCTTGTTGTGATGCAGGACCGAATAATTTTATAGCAGCTTCTAGATTTTTTGCATTCTTTTGCATATTACTAGCAATTTTCTGGAACTCTTTGTCAGTACCATTAAATTGCCCAATCATCTGATATAATGCATCATTAACCCCTTGAAAATCGAGGTTTAATTTTAAATCTACTGAATTATCGGTAACCATTATGCTATTTCTTTATATTATCGTATTTTTTTAGAACTTCTTTTAGCTCCTCGGGTGTCATCACTCTTTGCTTTACAAAGTTACGATTATCGCAGTCAAGTGATAAAAGCTCAGTAGGCTTTACTTTCTTGCCTTTTGGAAGTTGCATATTTATCAAAAGGGTAGTTTGCCATCTAACTCTTACCCATTCTTGTTCTTCCTTATGACGGTAACCATACCAAATAAAATCTAATTCAGCCATCGTCATATCCCAAAACAAATGGGGAAGCACTTGGCACTCCCCCATTGTATATCTTTCAATATCAATCCACTCTAATTTTTTTTTACAGCATTTTTTGAATCCTTCTTATTAGTTGGTTGTTCAAGCTCACTATTCATACTTTCAGCAAGCATAGCCATAACATCTTGAAACTTCTTACTACCTAATCCACCCATATCATCAATCCAGTCACATATTTCTATGTCTGTAAAGCTTGGAGTTATTCCTTGACTATACAATGGATATTCTGCCGCAGCTTTTAGCAAATTGGTAATAGCATCTAATGATTGATTACCTGATAATGCATCTGATATATCTGTTGGTCCAATACCTTGTAGTTGACAGAATCTTTTTAAAGACCATGTACAAAACCTCATAGGTATTTTAGTGCCATCTGTTAGGGATAGCTCGTAATGTCCTCTCATATTTTGGTGTTTTTGGTGTTATTATGCTGGGTTAGTAGCTTGAGTTAATTGACCTTGTCCTGTGAATGCAGCAGAGTAAGTAACTGGTGATTCCATATCAGCAGTAATATCTAAACTCTCTACAAATGCAGAACCAGACCAAATTAAGTCACCTACTATTGGAGTGCTTCCATTAACTGTAGTGAACTTTACTGTAACTACACCTCTACCATTTAAAGCAGAGAAAATATCTCCTACTACATAGCTTGTACCTGTTGGTTCAACTGTAGTAAGACCATCTGTAGTTAAAGACCAAGAACGCAAACCTGCGATTTGATCAGCCCATCCACCGCTTGATTTAGTTGTTGCATCTGGTAAGTCAGCACTTACTGATAAAGAACAAGATGTAGAGTGAGCTACAACTTCAGTCCCTACTAGAACTACTAGGTTTGTACCATTAAAAATTCCTGTTGTTGGCATTTTATTTTATTTTAATTTTTTATAATATTTGAGTTACAAAATGATCCATTGTAATTACTCTTCTGAAAACATAAGATTCATCTACATAATCAAATGTAGCAATATTACTTGTCATCTTACGAGTAACTATTTTAAAGTCAGGAGAAGCACTTGGGTAATTTGGTACATTAACGCCTATGATCTCTAACAATTCGTTAGCCCACTGGTCTACCGATTTCTGCCCAACTTCACCTGACTTAAGTGTTCTATACACAACATCAAATTGAATAGTAACTTCAAAGTTATAACTCTGTTTGTCACTATTTTCTAAAGATGTTTGACTGCTAATGAGTAAAAACGGAGGTTCTACATCGTCAGGTGCAATAGTATCGTAAACACCCAAAGAAAAACTCTCTGAGGCTAACTTATCTACATAAGCCTTTCTTATAGCTAATCCGCAATCTTTCATTAAGCTTCTGTTTCCTCTTTTACTTCCTCAGGATTTTGCTCTTGAGCAAGTTTTGATAAGAACTGGGTTAAAGGTAAACCAAATTTAGTTGGCATTTCTTGGATAAATGCATCTAATTGCTTTACCTGCTCTTCGTTTAATGTAATTGTCATGGTATTGATTTTGTACAAATTTAATGAAATATATTTATATAAGATTACCTTACTCTATACCCTTTTAAAGTTTTTAACAATGTTGCAAATTTCTCATCAAATGTCTTAAAGAAGAATGGTCTATTTTCCATATTATATGGTCTTAAATTAGACCCTCTAAATTGAGATGCATAATTGGTCAATGGCTTTTTAGTGCTAAATTTATATGGTGGTATCCCAAATCCTCCTCCCGTACCAAATTCAACATAAGGAGCATATTTAACTGAACTATTACCCATTGAAAAAGTAGCATATCCATTTTGATATGGTCTAGAAGATACACTTCTAGATAAATTGCCTGTTCTTTTATAAGGGTTTTTTGCAGTAGATTTTAATCTAGGTAAATTACCTGCTTTTGTTGTAGCCTCTACTTCCATAGCCTTTACCGCCCTATTAATTTCTTGTACAGCATAAGCCTTGTATAATTCTGCTGTTTGTTTATACTTGTTTTGTATTTTATATAAAGCCTTGCTATCTACCGTAAATGTTGCCATTATTTTAATGTTGAACAGCCAATTAAGAAATACTTATTGCGATCATTTTCGTTTATGATAGAATTTATCATGTATAATTTGTTTTGGAAGGTAATGGTCAGCTTCTTATCAAATACTTTAGATGTTGTATATCTTATTCTAAAAGTAATATCGGCAGAAAAACCATCTGTTCCTGCTATATTAGTTCTAGTATTGCTATCTGTAACAATTTCAGCCCAACAGGTATAATAATCGGCTAGGGTATTTACAAATCCACCAGCACCGTCAGAAACTCCTGTTTTACTGTTGAATGTGATCCTATTCATTAATCTTCCTATCATTAGATAATTACGTTTATGCGTTTAAATGGCTTCATAAGCTCGTATGCGGTCATTAAATTAGCTGATGGCTTAGTTGCCTCAACTGAAGACTCTCTGTACTCATATAGGTCTGAAACCATCTTTAAAAGGGCTGTCTTCATTGTCTGAGGAGTTGTAGAATAACCGCAAGTATAAGTAAACCTAAACTCGTTTTGATAAATGCTAGTCATGTATACCTTTTTAGTTGTTTCGCCAAGCACCTGGTAACCTCCTACAGGTATTATTACCCAATTTGTGCCATCCCAATATTCTACTACAGATATTGTGTTTGTAGGTACATAAGGAAGCTCTATAAATTCATCTACATAAGCTACAACCCTTAAAGTTCTAGGAGTCATTGCAACTCCAGCATATTGCTCAAGTCTTGTTTGAGCTGTATTGATTAAAGATGTAATCAAAGTATCATCTTCGTTGTAGTCTACTCTAAGGTAATTCTTAGCTTCCGCTAAAGTAACCACTGTGGCTGTAGGTGCTACTGTGGTCGTAATATCTCTTACTATTTGCATTATGCCATTATTTTTACAAAAATAACTAAAATATAGCGGACATAAAAAAGGGGCAGCTTTTTAGGCTACCCCTTATATTTTAGATAAATCTAAGATTAAGAAACGTTACCGAAATCACCATATACAAACGCACTGTTGTAGTAGATAGGGAATGCGATACGAGCTTCAACTCTCACAGTAATCAAGTTCTTTTGGAAGTTATCGCTATCCATTTCAGAGAACTGAACAGAGATACCTTGATTTTGCATGATTTGAGCACCCATTGACCAGTCACCTACTAAGAACTTGTCAGCAGCGATTGCTGTAGACTTGAACACAGGTACACCAGCGATAGATAAGTTACCATCAGTTGTAACAACTGTAGAAGCAGGTAAGCTATAAGCAGCGTTAGTGTTCTTAGTGTTTACGATAGCAGCCCAATCTGTAGGGTTGATCAAGATACCATTAGCACTGTAGTTAGCAGCTTCAACTTGTGCAATAGATTGTACTAATTGCTCAACGTCAACTGTTGCAGCACCACCGAAAGCAGAAGCTACAGTAGTCAAACCAGTTAAGTTAGGAGCAGTACCATTACCATTCAATAATTGAGCATCTTCAGCTAATAAATATTTCTCTAACAAACGAGCTTGTAAGAAAGAAGTCATAGCAGGAACATCATCCAACATTTGACGAGAGATTCTTACGAAACCAGCAATGTACTGAGCTGGAGCATCAGTCATTGTAATATCGAAATCGATTTGAGATTTAGCAGAACCTTGTACTTGTGGAGCTGCATCACCTTCACCACCTGTTTCCTTAGGGAAAGTGAATAAACCTGTAGAGATAGTTCCTACTGGTAATAAGCTTCTCAAATGCACCTTACGAGAAGGAAGAGCATATACTTGAGGAGCATATTGTCTTTGAATGTCGCCAGTTAAGTTAACTGCTTCAGTCATGTTACCTACTGCCTTAGTGTCTAAGATAAAGCCAGAACGCTTCTGCTCACCACGACCTAATTTTGCGATGCTGTCAGCATTCTTCTCGATTGCTTCAGCAAGAGTTGCATTGAACCCTTTTACTTGATTTTCGTTCATTGTCTTACGATTGTTTTTTGCCTCTAATTTGTCAGCAGCATCTTTTACTACAGCAACTTGAGATTTTAATTCTTCTAATTCTGATTTTAAACTGTCTACCGCTACTGCGTTATCAGCTTTTAATGTTTCGATAGCACCGTTTACTTCGGTTTTAACGCCTTCGAAAGCACTTTTGATTTCTTCTACCATTAGTTGAAAATTTTAAATGATTGTAAATATTTGTTTATCTCGATTTCAACGGAAACCATCGGGTCTTCCTCTTCCTCCAATGCTTCATCTTCTGGCATTTCGACTGTGCCTTCAGATGATGGTTGCGGTTGTTCTTCTAGGTCGACTGACTCTTCATCTTCCATCTCAGCAAGATATTGTTGTAATTGCTTAAGTTTAAGTTCTAACAATTCAAATGTTTCATCAGTAAAGTGACCGTTTCTTAAAGACTTGATAGTTTTACCCATCTCATCTACAAGAACAGACTTTATTTGACTCTTCACTCCTACTGTTGGTGTATTTGCGTTTGCACCCCACAATACTGAACTGCCCTCAAACAATTTAATTTCATTGATTTCGTTATAGCCTGACTTTGCTTGTGACTTGATAGTCTGAAAGCCGATGCTATGTTCTGTGATATGACCTTCTTTATACAACTCATAAGTATCGTTACCTAATGTTGTATTAGGCATCTTTACTCTAGCCTTTAAACCAAATCCATCTTCCATCATCTCGAATGGTTTAGCGATTGGCTTCTCGGTTGAGTGGTTAAATAAATGCCAGATTCTATTCTTAGCATTAGGTCCGTTTTCTTTTAGGGTTTTAGTGAATGCACCTGGTACAATAACATCGCCATCGCTGTCGACATTACCAAACGCAGAATAGTAGACTGTGATAATTCTACCATTATCTTCCATGTCTACTGGAGCACCACTTACCGCTTTCTTGTTATAAAAGTTACTCATATTTTTTATTTAAGCTATATAAACTGTGCAGCATCTACAGTTGCAGTTATTTACTGCTAACCCTGCTGCATCATGTGCATATTGCATTTCTATTAGTCCATAGTCAGGAGTGTTTACTAGGAATGGTTGATTAACAGGGATTCTTACACCTTTGTTGTCAGGATTCGTTTGTCTATCTAAATCTCTGTGCCATAATCTTGGCTTACCACTCTTAGCTGGATATTCAGCAGCTATCCATTGTTTTAATACTGGAACACCTGCTAACCTAACCGCACCTATAGCACCTGTACTTAATGCCTGATGGCTTTCAGTCCTTGCTATAAGTAAACTCCTTGCGTTATTTATCTTCCCTTCTCTCAGAGTTTGAATTGCCAAGCTGTTTATTTCGTTCTGTGACAATCCATTCTCACGACCAAACTTTATAACATTAGCGAATATACGAGCTATTTCGTTTTCAGTAGTATTCTCTATGCCTTGCATCTTTAGTCCGCTAATCGAAGTCCAATACGATAACATAAATACTAACCACTCATCCAAAATGTTTAAAGGGTCAAGGTCAATCTCTTCCGCTTTCTTAGTTGTTTCAAACATCTGTTGGTATCGCATAGCAGTATAACCGCCAGTTGATTCATACAAAGTTCGTAAAATATTATTAATCTTATCGCCAGTAAAAAATCCTGCACGATTATTAGCCGCTTGTTCTACCCCTAATGCCTCAACCATTTGAGCAGCTTTATCAAAGTCAGATTGTAAAGCCTCTTTTATTTTAGGCTGAAACTCTCTGATTGATTTCCTTGCAATCTTTTGTTGCAAAGCAAACTGCTGTGATGGATAAAGTATTTTCGGCATCTATTTTACTGGAGGCAAATTATAATCACCTTGTTGTTGTGCATCTCTTGGGTCTTGTAGCATCGTCAACTCATCTATAGGCAAGTAGCCTGCTGGGATAAATATCTCATCCATTTCAGTTCCCTCCATAGTATCATAACGCATAGCTGCTCTCTTCTCGTTTGGAGTAATCCACCAAGATTGAGAAAGGATAGCACTAAGCTCTTTCATGTCCTCTTGTAATTCAGGGAATACTGTCAAGTCAAAATCGATATAGTAACCTTGACCAATTTCTGTAGAGAAGAATCTATTGAACGCATCACGAAGAGCTACTAACTCAGGAAGGACTACTTGAGTCAACATTTCCTTCTTAGCTTCCTTCATGTTGTTATAAGTCTTGTTATCAGGATCGTTAAACAACGCAGAGTTCACTCCGTAAACATTACAAAGTTCTCTAAGTGTAATCTTCTCTGATTCTAGTAACTGTAAATCCACAGGGCTTAATCCCATGTTAATCCAGTTAAGCTTTGCACCAGCAATCAAAATCTTACCAGCATTCTTTACAATACCAGCTTGAGTTTTTGTTCCGTACTGATTGTAGAAATCTTCTTTAAGCTTTCCTGCTGCCTCTGGTCCGAAATCATTTGATTCATCAGCAGACAATATACCTTTAGGTCCTTGATTCTGTAACATACCAACAGATGTATCTTTTGCATCGTTGCTACGTTGTACTGTTCTATATGCTGCTTGTAAAGGACTCAGGCCATAAAGCTGTTGTCCGTTAGTGTCAAAGTAAGGGTTGAAGTATTTTAGATGGATTACGTCTTTCGCATCTAATTGATCCCATCCAACTAGCGTAAAAGAATAACCTTCAACCCCATTTATTGTACCATCAGAAATAATGGCAACGTATTGAGATGGGAGTGTAACAAGTTCTGCAACCTTACCTGAAGCTAATCTATTCGCCCAAATGTAAGTGTTACCAGTAATTAGTTTATAACCTACAGCACTCTCGATAAATTCAGAGAATGATTGATATTCATTTGGTTTTTCTAGCAAAGTGTTTAAATCGGAATCAGCAATCTCGGCAACTGCTTTTACACGAACCAACTCTGCTTTAGCAATATCTGCGGTTGACGTTGCATTCGCTAACATTGACTTGTATCTATTCAACTCTTTTTTGTTCTTTATCTGATAAACATAAAAAGGAACAGTAGAAATAGTTTTAGAGATACGTTTGATGATAGCATATACCTCACTATTGTTTTTATAGTCAAGTACAAATTTTTGCTGGTCTAATTCTGGATAAAGTGTTCTTCCGCCAATCAATCCACCGAAATCAGTAAAAGGATTGTTAAAAGTCACCTTTGGAGCTGCCTTCTGTTGAAAAGGGTTAGCTGCCTTTAGTATGTCCGTTAAATTCACGCTATATATTATTTTTACAAAAGTAACAAATTTTTATGCTATACAACCCACCCTCTTTT